CGCCACTCTTGGGAAGAGTCAGAGGTGACAGCAGCACGTGGTGTGCCAGCAGGCTGACAGGAAACAGCTCAGTGAGAAAGATGCCAACAGATGGGACGCAAACGTCCATCAGCAGGCACTAGTCTTCCTATGGGTTGTGTACAGCATTTTAATGCCTGCAGAGAAGGATTTTCTCAACGTGATGGAGCAGAGGGGCAAGAAGCCCAGGCGCGGGACAACCAAGAACGGAAGCAAATACAGCGTTCTTGGGACAGTACAATCGGGTGACGGTGATACCACATGCGGCAACACATTCCTACACATGTGCATCAAATACCGGGCAATTTTCCTGATCATGCGTCTGGTGCTAAGGCACAGGGGTGAGATAACAATGGCAGACATGCTGAAGTTGCCATACCGCGCAATAATAATGGGTGACGATGATGCTGAAGTAACAACAAGCGGCTTCAACTCACTAATCGAATCCATTTTTGTGCGGGTTGGGGTGTTGGCCGGGCACAACATAGTGGCCGACATCAAGACTGAGGCGACGCTGGAATTTTGCAGTGGCCTGTTCTACCCTCGTGACAATGGCGACTACGTCTTCGGCCCCAAAGCTGGGCGTGTACTAAGTAAGACGTTCTACAGTCGCACGAAGTACGGCCCAGCAAAGGCGAAAGGGTGGGTTAGAGGAGTGGCCAAGTCACTGGAGAACATGGGATCGCAGGTCCCGGTGTTATCTGTGGTCATCAACAAGGTCCTCGAACTCACGGAGGGAGTGTGTGTGGTGCAGGATAAGGCCAACAAGCACCGCATCAAGGCAGAAAGCAAGTACCAGGTTTCAGATGCGACATATATAATGTGTTCGCAAAGGTACGACATATCAGTGCAAGACATCAAGGAGTGCGAGTCATACATAGACAAGCACCTAACAAGTCTCCCAATGCTGTTGGAACATCCAGTTCTGACACGCATGAAAGAAGTGGACGCTTAGATGCAGCCGGGGGTGCCCACAATTAGTGGGCTGAGAACATACCCATTGAACTTGAACTAGACAATACTAGCGTAAGGAAGGCACTTGCCGGCCCGGTGGGCCGGCACACTGAGCACTAGATGGTAGAGATAGTGCCCCCAGCAGTGGTAACAGCAGGGGGACGCCCGAGGACAGCAGGGCGGCAGCAAAACAAACCAAGGGGTCGGGCTTCCGAAATGGGGCCGTAGAATAACCAAG